ATATTATACCACAATAAAAGAATATAACAAGGAATTTAATAATTATTTTTCTGTTTATAACCCATCTGCCAAAATCAAACTGTAATATAATCCAAAATTATCATGAAAACATCCAAAATTTTCCGATTGACAAAGAAATATATCAAAAAAGATTATGAATTTATTTGCGTAGCAATTTCTGCGATATGTGCAAATGGTCATATCTCAGCCAAAGAACGTAACAATACAATAAAAATCATTGATAATTTATTGAACGGTTGTTACACATTAGACTCTTGGATTCTGCGTAATGTGGAAGTATCGGAAGTATCGGAATGTATGGACAATAAAGAATTTGATCGAAAGATGAAAATCACACGATTGGCATGGCTCGACTATCTTATCACAAAATACGAAAAAATTGGCGACTGAATACCCACAAAATTTAGTCAACTATTAAAAAAGTGTTGACACATCCCTGAAACTTGATACAATACACCCATCGCAACACAATTGGAGTATCAAATGGCCTACATGAACCAAGAGAAGAAATCACAGATCGCATCTGCCCTCAAGCCCATTCTTGCAAAGTACAATATCAAGGGCACTTTGTCTGTTCGCAACCATTCGACAATTGTGCTGAACATCAAGTCCGGCGCGATTGACTTCATTGAAAACTATATTGAAACTGCTCAAAACAAAAATTACGGCAAGAAATTGACTGCCGATCAAGTTGCCTACATTCGCAAGAATAACAGTTTGGATATCAACCCCTACCGGTTTCATGAGCATTATTCCGGTGTTGCCAAAGACTTCTTGACCGAAACATTGAAGGCCATGAAGTCTGGTGGCTGGTATGACAACAGTGATGCACAAATCGATTATTTTGACACCGCATACTATGTTGATGTTAATATCGGCAAGTGGGATAAGCCCTACAATTTAGTCAAGTAATCATTGACACAGGCCAGAAATGGCCTTACAATTAACACATCAACAGCAATTTATCAGGAGCAAATCATGGGCCTTCACGTTCAAATCACCGACACCAACGCATACATTCCAAAGCAAAACCTTGAAATTGCATACCAAAAAATGTGCGCTTTGAATGTCACGCACGACCGCAAAAAACGCGGCGGTGCGTGGTCAATGGGTAAACAAACCGAAAAATGGTTTTCATGGATGGATTCAAACTATCCACAAACGTGCAAAGATGCTCAGGCAGTTCTTGAAGCATTGGGTTTTGGCACCGAATATGACAGCCACGGCAATTTGAGCATCTGTGGGTATGATAGCAAGACCGGCCAAGAAGAATTGTTCATGGAAGCCATCAAAAATGAGGCTATCGGCAAAATTGATTGGGTCGATGAATATGGCGGCATTTATACCACAGAATTTTCTGGTGTCGAAATTGCCGACACAGAAAATAATTAAAAAAATTTCACAAAAAGTATTGACACAACCGTAAAAACTGATACAATTTACACATCAACAACAGAGGAATCGAAATGACTACTACCAAATCAGCAGAGACTTTCAATTTGCAACAAGTTCAAGACGCCTGCAATGAAGCTGGCATCCAAGCACGAACTGCCGCCAAGCAAGCCCTTGAAAAATATGGCGATAATGATGCGTGTGGTTTCAGTTGGGTGACGGTCAATGGTGTGCGTAGTAATAGCAAACTTGGCAAGGCATTGGCCGCATTTGGTTTCAGCAAAGCATACAATGGTGGCTTGCAATTGTGGAACCCAGCCAAATTTGGTGTGCAGAGTGTCGGAATCCTTGAAGCTGGCTCGATTGCCTATGCTCAAGTGCTGCGCGATAAGCTGGGCCTGTGTGCCTATGCTGGTTCACGTTTGGATTGAAGAGGTAACAGAATGGCATACCGAATTCTTGGTTACAAGTACGACAAAAAGTGTGTTTTGTTGGAAGATTTGAACAGTGGTAAGACAATCACAAATGATGCCGAAAATGTATATGAAATCATGACAAAGGCATACGGTGATGGTGTTCGTGTGGTATACTTGGACACCAACAAAGAATGGTGGGAAATTCTGGCCCCACAAACCAAAGGTGGCTTGGTTGGTTTCAAAGGTTTAAAAGGGAGTGATGACTTATGATGGCTATTGGCTTTGTGTTATTTGTGATTGGTTTTTTAATTCTTAACATTTTTCACGCAAAATTCCATTATGTTCACAATAAAGCTGATTATACCGGAATTGTATTCATTTTTTGTGGTATTATTATGCTAACTGCTGGGTTATTTAAATTTCTTTGGGCCTTTTTGCCATAAAACCAGGAATTGAATACCCAAAACGTGCTATACTCTATTGGAACAAATAAGAGGATTACATCATGATCGAAACTGTTACACCATATAATGTTCACATATTGACCGAACGATATGAAATAAAAATTGACTTAAAAGAAATGTATGGATGGTTTGAACACAATGATACTGGAACTGGTGGAGGATTGTGGTTTGTACTTACAGTTGATGGTGTTGAATTGATTGATTATGATGGTGTGGCGGTTTTGCCGAGAGAAGTGGTGATATCATTGCGTAAGATTAAGTTTATTGTTGGTGAAGATTTTTAATAGGATTTTGAAATGTCAAATGTAACTAATAAAGAAATTGCTGCCGTCTTCAAAGAAGCAAAAAAGTATATTGCCCGTAAAATCGGTGAAACTGTTTATGGTCAAGGCGAATGTCATACAAAAACGACATTTATTTGCGTTGCCATCAAAATGTGTGCAGAGTGTGGTCAATCAGCAGAGGCTATCAAAGTGGCCGAAAGGATCATCAAAACCCGTTTGGATGGATGCTTTACCCTTTCCGAATGGTTGGACACTAAGCTGGGTGAAAACCTCGAATTGAACTACTTTGACAAAGATATTTTCAGCAAATTGCAAGCCCATCGGATTGCATGGCTGGACAAACTGGCACAAGAATTTTCCAATAACCCTACAGACAAGTATGTTATTGGGCCTGTTGTTGACAAGACACCAGAACTGGCATACAATTGATACTTCATTAAACAAACAGGACTGAAAATGTCAAAGACTGAAAAAGCTGTTAAGTATATGGTTTCATTGATCGAATCAGGCTGGGAATATCCCGATGCAGAATGGAAAACCCTTGATCGGTTTCGTTCTGTCAGCCAACGTGAATTGATGGAAATGTATGATACAATGGATTTTGGGGCACTAGTATGAACTGCAAACCCGGCGATCTGGCAATTGTCACACGATCAACAGGCCCAAACTTGGGCAAAATTGTAAAGTGCATCCGTTTGCTGACTGCACAAGACCTCGAAGATCGTAATGTAATCGTAACTGAACGATACGGCGCAAAATGGTTGGTTGAGGGTGCAAATTTGTTTGGTCGTCGAGAGTGGGAAACTGAATTCACTGTTAAAATTGATTGGGCACCCGATGAATGTCTCAGGCCCATCCGTGGTCAATTGGGTGAAGACGAAATGGTGACCATTGTGAAAAACAAACAATTGGAACCAGCGTGACTTATGTCAAACTTCAGAAAGAAAAAGAGTAATGTTATGAAACCCCGTAATTTTGTTGCCAAAAATGCCATCAATTCCGGTGCGGGTAAACATAAGTGCAAAAAACTAGCACAAAAGAATGGTATTGTCAAGCACAAACATCGTTCAAATGGGGAATGATATGAACATTGAAACCGAACCAAAGCCAAAACGCAACCCAAATTGGCCTAATGTATGGCCCTTCCCACAAATTAACGGCGAAAAGTTCATACCAAAAGATGACGTTAAAGTCAAGAAGTTTAAACCTGTCATCGAAAAACCAATTTACGAACCAGCACCCTTTTAATAACCCTACAAATTAGTAGGGTATTGATTGACACCATTGTTCACTGTGCTATAATTGATTCATCGCAACAAGGAGTATATGATGGATGCACTGACAGAGAAACAACAAGCCCTGATTGTCAAAAATCTGGTGGCTGCTTGCAAAAACATTGAAAAGTTGAATGGAACTGGTTACAATTTCATTTGCATGGCCTCTGGCTTTATTGCCAACTACGATATCGGACAATTTAAGCGTGTGTATTCTGATGGTTCTTTGCGTTCGGAAATCCTTGAGAATCAACGGTTCAATCAATGGTCTAATTTCCGTCCCGGTGACCAAAATTATGACTACTACATGAGCAAAAAAGCCGTGTATAATGCAGTTGTTCGAGAAATTCAGTAAGTTTATTTTATTTTAGGAGTAAATCATGGGAACACGTCATCTTATCGCAGTACAATTGGACGGTGAATACAAAGTGGCACAATATGGTCAGTGGGATGGTTATCCTTCATGCACAGGCGTTGATGTTCTGGAATTCTTGCGCGGTGTCGATATTGCTGCATTCAAGGGCAAAGTAAGTAAATGCAAATTTGCGACAGACGATCAATTGGCCGAATTGGAAAAAACTGATTGGAAGAATGACTACCCACAATTAAGTCGTGATACTGGTTCTGATGTGCTGAAATTGATTATGGAAGAACCCGATGGCATTTTGTTGGCCAATAACATCGGTGTTGCCAAGGATTCTCTGTTTTGTGAATGGGCCTATGTGATCGATTTGGATACTGGTTTGCTTGAGGTATTCAAAGGGTTTAATACCCAACCAGTGGCAGAAGATGCGCGATTCAATGGTGCTCCTGATGGCGAGTATTATCCTGTTCGTTTGGAATGCGTATTCGATATCAAGAATTTGCCGCCCAAAGATGATTTTCTTGCTGCATTGAAAGAAGAAGACGAAGAGGTAGCATAAAATGCTTGACAAAGTATTCAATTATGTACTAGGATTGACAATGATCGCAGCGATTGTCGTCGTTTATTTGGATTTGTCTGTTTGGAGACCTACATGAATTTGGAATTGCAACAAAAATACGTGAAATTGCTGGAAGAGCAACATCCCAATAATGATTATGAATCGGCACACAGCAATGCCGATGGTTTGTTGTGTGATTTATTGCTTGAATTGGGTTATGATGAAGTTGTTGAAGCATGGGATGGTGTTGGGAAGTGGTACGCATAATGAACAAACGAATTAAACAATTGTATGTTGAGAATTGCGTAATGAAATTCGATCATCATGATGAGAATTTCTTGGATAACATTCAAGTACATTGGGAAACTTTTCAAGAGGGTTTTGAGGCTGCTGTTAAAGAATGTGGTAATTTCACCGACCCAATTACTCGTCATTTAATGTTTATCCATTTTGGAATCAAAAATGAGAACCAGATTTGAAGCAAGCATAGACAAACGTCAGGCACTTAAAGAAGATGAAGCAAATGGGTTGGTTGCTGATTCTAAGGCGGTTCGTTTGGCGATGCTGTGGCAAGTGCATATTGGAAAGATTATTTTGCAAGATGCACAGAAACAACTTAAAAAGATTCAAAATTCGGCAAAGAAAAACGGACTGAAAACTCGTAATCAATCATTTAATCAGGGGTAAAATATGAAAAAGAAAATTGCAGAAAAATGGGTTAAGGCATTGCGTTCTGGTGATTACAAACAAGGCAAAGATCGATTGCGCGACGAACAAAATAACTTCTGTTGCCTTGGTGTTTTGTGCAATCTTCACGCACAAGAACACCCCTATTTGGCGAAGTTGGAAAAATATCCATCATCATATTTGTCGGAAACGGTGGAATTGCCAGTAAAAGTTCAAGAATGGGCTGGAATGGACGATTCATTGGGATGCTTTTCATATCCAGTCCCTGGATATGAAGATGAGTATTCATTGGCAGAATTGAATGATGCTGGTATGGAATTCAAAAAACTTGCGAAATACATCGAAAAAAATTACAAGTACCTTTAAACTACAAACTTTCGTGATACAATAGCGTTTTAACTAAGGGTAGATGATGACTAGAGGCGTACCGAAACGTGGATACCGAATGACCAATCGTGTGAAAGCATTGATGGCTAATGGCGTACCGATTGAGCAAATCCTGAGCAATCCTACAATGACCACTTCCACCACAATGGATTTGGTTAAAACCTCGCCAGTTGCTGCCAGCTTGCCTTTCTTTACTCAACCATCAAACGAACCAGAATTCTCTATCAATGAGCGTTTTAGCTTTGTTGAAAAGCTGGTTGGTATGGTTGCCTCTGGCGTACAACAATCCGCTGTCATTACTGGCCGTGGTGGCCTTGGTAAGACCTATACTGTGTCCAAAGCATTGAGTGCCGGTGGTTATACCGACATTTCTGGTTGTGACACTATGGAAATCGACCCAGAATTCAATGCTTTCCGTGTTGTTAAGGGGTATAGTTCACCTCGCGGTCTTTATCGCACCTTGTATGAAAATAACAATGGTGTTATTGTGTTTGATGATTGCGATTCGGTGCTGGAAAATCCAGCCAGTTTGAATGTATTGAAGGCGGCATTAGATTCATACGACCAACGCATTGTGACATGGAATGTGGAAGCCAAGGGTGATGATTTGCCTACATCATTTGAGTTCACTGGTGGTATCATCTTCATTTCTAACAAAGCACAGAATGAAATTGATCAAGCAATTCGATCACGTTCTATGCTTGTTGATTTGACAATGACTCCAGATGAAATGATTGAACGTATGTGTTATATTGCATCACAGCCAGCATTCATGCCCGAGTTTGGGGATGACGAAAAAATGGATGCGTTGGAGTTTTTGTCCGAAAATCGTGATAAAATCAAGGATATGTCTCTGCGGTCTTTGATCACTGTGACTAAAATTCGTGCGGCCAATACTGATTGGCGCGATCTTGCAATTTATATGACTCAATAAGGGAAAACCATCATGACAAGTTTTGATTACATGGTACAATATCTGGCTAAAGACGCTGAAAGTATCGAAAGTTACAAAAATATGTTGTTGTCTAACAGCACCATGTCAGCTTCTCACCGAGTGAAAACCTCTAAGGAGTAAAATAATGAATGAAATTAGAGTAAATCTAAAGGAAATTGCTGCTATACTATTCCAGTTAGTGTGTTGTGCCGCTGCTTTCAAAGGAATTTTGGATGCCAACTACATGATGACTTGTGCTTTTAGTTTGTTTTTTGTTGCTTTTGATTTTTCTGGTGAATATGAAGGAGAAGATGATGTCCGTAGCTAATAATGGTAAAAAGCCCCTGCCTGCTTACATGGAAGAAGAAATGACCGAAGAATTTTTCGACGAGCAAGATATCGTCAATGAATTTCGATCCGAAGATATGTTTGGTGATGATCAATAACTGACATAAAAACCATGATTAAAAAACAACCCGAAGCCCTGCGCTTGGCTGATTATCTGCAAGGTAATTATTGGGCAAATAATCAAGCCTGTAACGCCGCCGAAGAACTACGCCGCCTATACGCTGTCAATCAAGAACTGCTGGGGGCGTTGCAATCAATGGTAGACCTTTATAGGCCGAAAGACTGTTACATAAAAAAAGGGGATGAAAAACTTTTAATTTGGTTTCCCGAATGGGTTAAAGCCCGAGCAGCAATAGAAAAAGCAACAGGAGAAACAGAATGAGCAAACGAATTAAAGAACTTGCTGAACAGGCCCGTCATTGGGCACATTTTGATGGATTAGCACGAAATCCAACTTCAAGTCCAGACATTTTGTTTGAACGAAAGTTCGCCGAGTTGATTATTCGGGAAGCCGCTGAGATTGCAACAAAAAATCAATATAAGGATTGCAATGCCGGATATTATGTATTACAAGAGTTTGGCATTGACTTTTGAGCATAAAAGATAGTATAATACCGACATAGACTAAGGAGCAAATACTATGACACGTAAGACAAAAGCAGAAAAACAAGCAGAACAAGAGGCAACAATGGCAGCATTCAAGGCACAGGAGGCCGCTGAATACGGGCCTCGCTTGATGAGGGCATTGGAAGAAGCCACTACGAAGAACGGCTACGATTTGACTGTTCATGATGGGCAATTCAAGTTGGTCGATTTCAATGCTAGTTATCTGGTCGATTACGGTAATGACTACCAGACTTATACCAGGAAGACCTACCTCTTTAATCCTTCCTACACTACAGAATCTTTTATGGAACTGGAAGACCTGGAATATCGTTTGCACCGCTTGGAAGAAGAACGTGTCGAATCCAATCGCTTGTATAATCTCAAGCAAGAAGCATTGTCGAAACTCACCGACGAGGAACGACAAGTCTTGGGGCTTTCTAAAACTTTTTGATTGGTAATAAATCAGTTTAAGGTTAAATAATGAAATTTGAATATGAAGTAAAAGTTGAAACTGGTGTGCTTCTTACTCTACATCCCGATTTTAAATCTGTAGAGGTACAACAAGCGTTTATGGATGATTTTTCTTCTTCCATATTCTCTGTTGATACGTTTGATGAACTTTTGCGCCATGTTGCCTCTCAGGTAGCAATTCATGGATGTGGATTCGTTGAAGGATTTGGACACGTCCGAGAATCTTGGGATTGTGATTTCACCAATCCCATTAGCGATTTTCAAAATGTTGCTTATGCTGAGTATGAAATTCTGGAATGTGATGTAGTAAAGGTTCTAAATGTCTAAACCACCAAATTGCTATGAATGTGTTTATCGCGGAGAAGTTCCTGGGTCTTGCCACAGCAGTTGCAGCAAAGGAATGGAATCCATATTTGGTAACGATACAATCAATGTAACAGGAAACGAACACGGAATTAAGAATGGTTGGTTTTACTTCCCATTTAATTTCGATCCTGTTTGGCTTGAATCCTGTGACGGATTTGAAGCAAGAAAGAAATAATAATACTTAATTAACTATAGAATTATTATATCATCCTTAACACCGAGAATTATAGCACACAAGTTTTGGTCTTGTCAAGTAGTTTATATGGTAATAATTAAAAGTGTTGTATTTTTACAACACTATTGATTTAATGATTCAATTCGTGTTATAATTGTTTATTAAAGATGAAAGGTTTGTGATGAGTTTGAATAAGAACGCCAAAGAATTTGTTGTTGCGTGTGAGACCATTTATGGTAAAGGTGCAACTATTGATCGAACACAGATTGACCATGTGGTTGCTGTGGCTGGTTGCAGCTATCCATACTGGTTGGTTTCAAAAAGCGAATACCGCCGCGACCGTGGCACCTATGCTGTGCCTAGCGTAGAAGGTGATATGGACACACAGACAACCGAGGTAGCGAATCAAATTCAAAATATCGCCTTGGCTACCGCACCATCACAAACTGTATCTGTATTGCGCCAACCCAAATTGTTGGACGAATCCGATCCCGCTATTCCGACCAAGTATCCAGATTATGTACCATTCGGGTTCTACAAGGATTTGCTGAACATTGTTAAGACCAATATGTTCTATCCTGTATTCATTACTGGTCACTCTGGCAACGGTAAGACACTCATGGTTGAACAAATTTGTGCAGAATTGAAGCGTGAATGTATTCGCGTGAATATTTCCATTGAAACAGACGAATCAGACCTGCTAGGAGGCCCTACGCTCGTCGATGGCAATGTGGTCAATAGAGACGGCCCGGTTCTGCTTGCAATGAAGCGTGGGGCTATTCTATTGATTGATGAGGTAGACCGTGGCTCTAATAAGTTGATGTGTCTCCAAGGCATTTTGGAAGGTAAACCATATTACAATAAAAAGTCTGGTGAGATGGTTGAACCTAAAAATGGATTCAACATTATTGCAACAGCAAATACCAAAGGTAATGGTTCTGATGAAGGCAAATATCTTGCACAGATTCTGGATTCGGCATTCTTGGAACGGTTTCCTATTACGGTAGAACAGGATTATCCTGATGCTAAGACAGAAACCAAGATTCTAAAACCATTGGTCAAAGATGATAACTTTGTTAAGTGTTTGGTTACATGGGCTGAAATCGTTCGTAAATCGTTCAAGGATGATGCTATCGACGAAATCATTTCCACTCGTCGATTGGTTCACATTGCCAAGGCATTTCATATCTTTGGTGATAGGATGAAGGCTATTCAATTGTGTATCAATCGTTTTGATGAGGATACCAAGACAGCTTTTGCAGACCTTTATCAAAAGGTCGATGAAAAGGTAAATCCTCCAGCCCCGGTTGAAAAGATTAAACCTACCGAAGATATTGGTGAAGAAACGCCACTGTAAACATATGAAACTTGCAAAATCTGAACAAACTTTGCCAGAAAAGGTTGCATTCTTGATGAAATCCGGTTATACTGATCCCGAATTGATCAAGAATGCGTTCAAAGATACACCACATGAACGAGTTATGTACAGATTGCCAGCCTTGATTAACACTATCAAGAATGCGGGTGGTATTGTCAAGGTGCGTAAACAAGGTCGAAAAGTGATTGCATACGAACTATTGAATGGTCATAAGTTTAATGATATTGGGCGGTATACCAAGGAATAATATGAAAAAACGAAAAATTTTAGATGTGATCGCTAGAGACTGTATTCAAATTGATGATATATTTGATGGACATACTCCGCACGATATTATTGATCACATGGAAGATATTAAACAACAATTTAAAGATCGCCATGTTTACTTTAGTGTCGCACACGATATTTACGATGGCGATATGTATTTGGAACTGCGTGAATGTCGAGAAGAAAATGACCAAGAATATGAACAACGGTTAGCAACAGAACAGAAAATCAAAGAAAAAAAGAAAAAGAAAAAGATTGATGATGAGTCACGAGAACTTGCCGAATATGAACGATTGAAAAAGAAATTCGAAGATCGGTCTGGGGTTGAAAAATGAAACAACCTAAAATTGCAAAATCGATTCAAAAATTGATTACCCAAACGCACAATTCATTTACTTATAATTGCTTGTGCGAAGATACGAAGTATGATAGCAGGCATTATATGAACATATTTGCGATTGAATTGATTTCTGCGTGTTGTGATATGATGGCTGAATTGGAACAGACACATTCAACCGAAGATACAATCGAAGAAATTAAGAAACATTTCGGAGTTGAATGATGAACGAACGAATTAAACAACTTGCTGAACGGGCCACTGTATACAGAGAAGGGCTTGTTGACGGAAAATATGACATTGAGTTCTTTGACAAAGAAAAATTTGCTGAGTTGATTATTAAAGAATGTGGACAAGTAGCTTGGAGGCATACTCCAGACTTTGAAGAATTAGATTATAGTCACTTGATTAAAGATAAGATTTTAGAACATTTTGGAGTTGAAGAATGAACGAACGAATTAAAAACCTTGTATATGAAGCCGAAGAATATGCTTTGGACAAGGCAAACGAACATGACGGGGACGAAGATTATGAATACACTTTTGAAGATGACTTTCAAGAAAAGTTCGCCGAGTTGATTGTTCGGGAATGTGCTGATATTGCCAAGCATCATGTAATGAATATATCAACTTATGCTGATGCTGAATTTGTTAACGAACAGATTAAAGAACATTTTGGAGTTGAAGAATGAATGAACTAATTGAAAAGTATTCCAAACAATGTTCGATTAAAACATATAATGCGTTTGGTTACTTAATTGAATTTGGTTTTAATGAACAAAAATTCGCCGAATTAATGGTTCAGCAATTCAAAAACATTGTTAAGGATGTTTACTTGAAGTCAAAACCAGAACATCGTTCCTGCTTACTTGAATTGGATGCAGTTTTAGATGAAACTTTCGGAGTTTAACAATGAACGAAAAATTTAATGATGAACTGTATTCTTCTGGTTTGTTATCTCAAGGTTGTTGGGACAAACTAGATGTGTATGATCAAAATGCGATTGAAACTTTCGGAACTTTGTTGGTGGAAAAATGTATCAAAGCGGTACTAGATACAGTGCCGCAACATTGCTATACCACCTTTGATTTGTCGTATAGCAACAGTATTAAAGCGGATTGTATTGACAAGATCAAGGAAAGTGTGTTATCATAAGCACACTTTGAAAGGATATCGATGCACCCACACGACAAAGCAAACTTAAAATTCTTGATGACTCGAACACCGGAACAAATGATGAACTGGATGGCAAGGGCTTCGGAAGATGATATTGCATATGCCACACAGTTGATTGAAGCCTATCGAAGAGAATTGGCTTTATCCGAGTATGCGGAATATTCTGTAGAGCAGGTCAATTCGGAAACAGCCACCGATAAAAAGTTTCCACAAGCGCGTAAAGTTCTTGAAAAATTTACATTGAAGGGGTTGCGATGAACAAACAAATCCGAAAACTTGCTGAACAGGCCACTTCAACTCTCTCAGTGAACCATGAAGGTTACAGGGGTAGTAAAGGCTACACAGAACAAGTAAAATATTTCGACAAAGAAAAGTTCGCCGAGTTGATTGTCAAGGAATGTGGTGAACTGGTAAAAGCAAGACTAAATCATATTCCCGACGATCAATACGATTGGGTTGGTTATAATTACGGAGAAACTGCCGTTGTATATGGCCTATTAGACACATTCCAAGAACACTTTGGGGTTGACTGCGACCCGAAGAATTCTAAATTCGGAATTGCAAAATGAACGAACGAATTCAAGAACTTCGTAGTCAGGCAGAAGGATCTGCGTTGCAAATTCCTGCGTCATTAAAGCCACACGAGTTTAATGAAATTTTTGACGAAATCTTCGCCGAGTTGATTGTTAGGGAATGTGCCGAAGTTTGTAAACGGCAACAATACTATGATGCCGATGATGAACATAAGCGTGGAGTAAATTCTGGTTCGTATACTTGTATGAACGCAATCAAAAAACATTTTGGAGTTGAATGATGACAAGACGAATGAAAGAACCCTTTCACACACTGATATGGAAAGCCAGTATCGGATATAATGATAGCTGGAGTCAAGTTGATCCAGAAGTATTGGAAAAGTTCGCCGAGTTGATTGTCAAGGAATGTGCTAAGATTGTAGAGGACAGCACATGGAACCTTCCGCATGGATATAAGGCAGTGGATCAGGCTAACTTGGTTAAGAAACATTTCGGAGTTGAAGAATGAGATTAAAAATTAGTCCAGGCTGGTGGATAGTATACTGTGGCATCATTAATGTTTGTGTCGGTGCATTCAATACTTACTATCAATGGTTCCCAATGGAACGTCAATCAGAAGTATTTTGTATCGTCTTATCATTACCGTTATGGATTCCCCCTATCGGAAAGTGGGTCGGTGTAAGATCGTTTTGGAGTTAAGTAACGAAAATGATACGAGTCATTCCCAGATATGAAGATCACTTGTGGTATCCCATACTGATTAAAGCAGGTGGTGGACACATCATTCGTGAAATGCAGGGGCGAAGCGTAAATGAGTGGAACGATATGGTAAGAAAGCAATGGGAACAGGATGGAGAATATGAACGAACGAATTAAACAAATCATTGATATCTGTGGATTATATTTGCCACCAGATAATCCCGAAGTGCTTGAAAAAGAACTAGAGTTTTTTGCAGAGTCGATTGTCAAAAAATGCGCCGAAATTGCCAAGAATGAACAAGCATTTAATGCTCGATACACAGATGAAAAAATGCATCTACAGGTTAAAATTGACCAATGTATCCTAATAGAATTCGGTCTATAACATTTCGGAGTTGAAGAATGAATACAATGGATGAAACCAACAGAGCAATGCTCAACACAATGTTACATCGTGGTGTTGTTACTGTTATTTTTCTAAAAAAAGATGGCTCTGAACGTGTTATGAATTGTACACTTAGTAAGCAACATTTGCCAGCGTACAACCCATCTTCTTCAAATACCGCTTGCTCTCCTAGTAAGCCACATGAACCAAATGTAGAATCATTGCGTGTGTATGATATCGATGAGGAAGATTGGCGTTCATTCCGCTATGATTCAGTTAAACAAATGTCTCTAATTTTAGGATAAAAAATGAAAAAACCTGTTGACATGATCCCAATTCTGATGTACAATCTTATTTTGATTGTCGGAACCGCCTATCTGGTCTTTTACAAGGATGTATCTGGTTGGCTATTCCTATTAACTTTGTGTTTCATGTGGTCTTGAAAGGAATTTATATGAAAAAGTTGACAGTATTCTTGGTAGGATTGATGCTTTGCTTCAGTGTATTTGCCAAACCCGGTAGTTTTTCTTCAGGTTCTCGCGGTGGTTCTAGTTCGCATAGTCGAGGTAGTTTTTCTTCAGCACCAGCATCACGGCCATCACCATCAATTGCTCCTTCACGGACGGTAACTACTACCACAACCACACGCAGCTACTCTTCTCATGTGCGTACTGGTGGAATGTATGGTGGCTATGGTTATGGATATCATTATAACAATGGTCTATTGACAGGCATGATCATTGGTGGTATGATGCACCCATATGGAACTATGATGTATATGGGGCCTGGGATGTATTACAACAATGCTTTTCTTTATCCTAATGGTCAGGTGGTAAACTCACAAGGAATTGTTGTTGGTATGTATGTTAATGGAATGTTTACTCCGGTGAATAATGGCACAATGGTTGCTCAACCGGTTCCTGCTGATGCATATGAACAAAATCAAGCACAAATGCAGCCACAAGCACAGCAACAAGCACCCACACCAGTGATTATTCAAAATAATTCAAACGATTATAAGGAAATTATTACGATGTGTGTTTTAATTTTTGCTATTTTAATTGTTCTTTTTATTTTTGTGAGTGCAGTATGATTCTTCTATTTTCAATTTTTATATTTTTGCTTTTTATTTTGGTATTGGTAAGGAGAGATGGCGTGATTTACGACGAATTTGATGAATATGAAGAAGTTACATCTACCAAAACTACTACAGTCCAAGAATGTGATGATGAGGATGATTTTAAAGTGATCGGAAAGATCAAACGTAATCCAGAGGGAAAACAATACTTTGTTATTGATCCTGTCGATGCTGAAAAGATTTGGGTCAATAAATCAGATGATTTGTACCGCGATGCTTCTGGTGATGTTTGGAAAATGTACGATTAATGTGATATAAATACGGATATGGGAGATATCCTATGTAAATAGAGAAGCCGACATTGTGGGATTGAGATATTAATTACCTTTCTTGTAATTACTCGTTTTCAGCCGTAAAACATAAATAAATGTATGAAAACATTTAAACCAACTTATCTTTACGTTAAAACCCACAATGTCACAGGGTTAAAATACTTCGGCAAAACAACCTCAAATCGTAAGCGATATCGTGGTTCTGGTCATTATTGGATTCGTCATATAAACAAACACGGATATGATGTTACTACTGAAATAGTAGGATATTTCACGGAACAAGATAAATGTGTAAAATTCGCCACTGAATTTTCAATATCAAACAACATCGTTGAATCAAAAGAATGGGCTAATGAGAGGATAGAAAATGGATTAGATGGCGGCGATACTACATCCAGCAAATCAAAAGAAGACAAATACATTATTGCCAACAAACGAAAAGAAACAATTTCACGAAAGTCATCAGAAGAACTCGCTGAAATAAACAGAAAAAATAGCGATGGTGTGAAACAATATATCAAAGAAAATCCAAAAATTAGACAAGCCGCCACAGAAAAAATAGTAGAATCTAGAAGAAACAACGGCAAACCGTGGCATAGTGAAGAAACTAGAAAAAACATAGGCAAAAATAGTAAATCCGGAACAGACGAAGTTCGACAACAAATATCCAAAACACTTACTGGTAGAAAAAATCCAGAACACAGTAAAAGAATGTCCCAGAAAACTGGACTATTAAATAAAAATACAAGAGTATTTGAAGTAATCAATCCTAATGGTGAATCATTAATGATCATAGGGTGTGAAGCATTAGCAATTTTCTGTAAAGACAACAAGTTGGCATATGAGCAGTTTACTAGACACGTAAACGCCGGAAAAATTGAGAAGATTTTGGCTAAAAGACCTAGACCGGAAATGCGAAATTGTTTGGATTATGAGATAAAAGAAATTGGTAAAAAAAAAAACACTTGACATTAATCTGAAATGATGTTATAATAGACATAAATAAACAAACACTAAAGATAGACTTTAGTGTATCAACATTTTACTTAGGATTTAAGTATGACTAAAAAATACGACACGCTTGTTTTTATTCTCCGTGGACAACCATTCCACAATGCACACTTGGAAATAGTTCATCGAGCCACCGCACTCTGTGATAATCTAATTATCGTTGTAGGTTCAGCAAACCAACCCCGTACATACAAAAACCCTTTCACTTTCGATGATCGCCGCCAAATGATTTGGGAAGCAACTCGTGGTTTGAGTTTGAACATCCACATCGACTCCAATATTGACACGATTTATAACGATCAAGCATGGGCGGCTAGAGTTCAACATATTGTTTCGAAATACAATATCGACGGCGGCAAAGTTGGTATTATTGGTCACAAGAAAGACGAATCTTCATTTTATCTCGCAATGTTTCCGCAGTGGCATCTTGAAGAAGTTCCGTTGTTCGAACCTCTTGACGCTACTAATATCCGCGACCTATATTTCCGACGCAACGCTAATATGAACTTTATTAAGTCTGTGGTTCCTCCTACCACGTTCCAATGGCTTACTTTGTTTAAAGAATCTTCGGAATATCAACAACTCATTAATGAACGTGAACACATTGAGGCATATAAGAAACAGTATGCATCGTTGCCATATCCACCTATCTTTGTTACTTCCGATGCGATTGTTGTTCAGTCGGGCCATGTACTAATGATTAAGCGCCGTTCAGAGCCAGGAAAAGGCTTGATGGCTCTTCCGGGTGGATTTGTGAATGCAAACACCGACAATAGCGTACAGGATGCGGCCATCCGTGAGCTAAAAGAAGAAACTGGTATCAAGGTACCAGTTCCGGCATTAATCGGTAATATCAGGGCAACCAAGGTATTTGATGCGATCAATCGTTCCGCTCGTGGTCGTACTATTACTCATGCGTTCCATATCCAACTTCCTGATGGCCCACTGCCAAAAGTAAAAGGTTCTGATGATGCCGAAAAGGCAGTTTGGATTCCTATTGGTGAATTGAATTCTTCGGAGATTTTCGAAGATCATTTTGAAATTATTTCTTATTTTTTGGGTATTTAAATGATTAAAGTCGATGGAAATTTATTTGATCTGGCCGAGAATGGCGAATTTGATGTTGTCATTCATGGTTGTAATTGTTTTAATACAATGGGTGGTGGTATTGCACGAGAAGTCCGTGAACGATATCCAGAAGCATTTGCTGCTGATGCCAAAACTATGTACGGCGATTACAATAAACTTGGAAATTATACCGAATGTACTGCCGGTGAAAAAACTCGCTTTACTATTCTAAACTGCTATACTCAATATAGCACGAGTCGTGGTTATGATGTATTCGAATATCTTGCATTTGAGATGGTATTGAAGAAGATTATTCATCATTATGGCCATCTTCGTATCGGAATGCCATACATTGGTATGGGTCTTGCCGGTGGTGATCCTCAAAGAGTTCTTGCTATTATGGCTGGATTTGCTATAATGGTGGAACAAAAGGGTGGAAGTGTGACGTTAGTTCGTTTCGCTTAACAAAAAGTCCTAGCGATAGACGCAAGGCAATTTAACTTTAAAGGAGCTTTAAAAATGAAATTCGCAAACTCAATCTTACTTAACACAGATTCGTATAAAGTCGGAATGGACAAAATGTATCCTCCCGGTACTCAATATGTTTATTCTTATATCGAATCTCGTGGTGATCAATACGATGAAACCCTGTTTTTTGGTCTCCAGGCATTCATGAAAGAATACTTGACCAAACCTATTACTCAGGAAGAAATTGATTACGCAGCCGAAGTCTGGGCGGCTCATGGTGAACCATTTAATCGTGAAGGATGGGAATACATCCTGAAAGAACATAATGGTTATTTGCCAATCGAAATTCGTGCGGTGGAAGAAGGATTGGTCATTCCTTGCAAGAATGTATTGGCTACCATTCAAAACACGGATAAAATGGTTCCTTGGCTGACCACTTGGATTGAAACTTCGTTGCTTCGTGCAATTTGGTATCCTACCACAGTGGCTACTCAATCATGGAACATCAAACAAATCATTAAACAATATTTGGAGAAATCTGGTGACCCCACTACTATCGGTTTTAAATTACACGACTTTGGCGCTCGCGGTGTTAGTAGCCTTGAAAGTGCAGGAATCGGCGGCGCGAGCCACTTGGTCAACTTCATGGGGACGGACACTATTACTGGTGTTCTGTTTGCTCGTGAGTATTACAACGCTGACATCGCTGGGTTTTCAATTCCCGCTTCTGAACATAGCGTAATTACAAGCTGGGGTCGTTCCGGCGAAGCCGATGCATATGCTAATATGATTGACCAATTTGGCAAACCCGGAACTATCTTTGCTTGTGTTTCTGATAGTTATGATATCTATGAAGCCTGTCGCATGTGGAGTACCGGCACATTGAAACATAAGGTTATCGATTCTGGTGCAACTGTTGTGATTCGTCCAGACTCAGGTGATCCAATCGAAGTGTTGCCAAAGATGATTCAGATTCTTTCCGAAGGCTTTGGTTATACCAAGAACGACAAGGGATATAAAGTATTGAACAATGTGCGTATTATTTGGGGTGATGGCATCAATCAACTGTCTATCCAATCTATTCTGCGTACAATGGTTGATATGTTTGGTTGGAGTGCTGACAATTTTGCATTTGGTATGGGTGGTGCATTGCTTCAAATCGTGAACCGCGATACCTATAAATTTGCTTTGAAGTGCTCTGCTATGTGCCGTCGTGTTGATACTGGTTTGCTTGGTAAAGAAGAATGGATCGATGTTTACAAAGATCCAATTACGGATAGTGGTAAAAAATCTAAGAAGGGTTTGGTTACCTTGATGAAGAATTCCGATGGCAAATATTACTCTGGTGTTGCCGATTGGACTAAGAGTGAACTTGATCTGGTGTTCCAAAACGGTGTTGTAATTAAGACACTAACCTTCGATCAGATTCGCCAAAATTCTGAAAAGTAACTTGACAGGCCCTTCGGGGTCTGTTATACTTTGGGCTTGATTGGAGATATATTATGATTAAATTTGGAAGCATCGAACAATTTAAAAACACTATTAAAGCTGTACGTGACCACTGTGTCAAGTACGGGAAATCATTGCCTACTTTGGAATTCATTGGGACTGTAAAGATTCACGGAACTAATGCTTCCGTTGTGTTCAGTCACGAAGGGGTTATCGAGGCATTTCAGTCTCGTGAACGTGTATTGTCTATCACTTCGGATAATGCTGGTTTTTGTATGTGGGGAGAACGCAACAAAGATCAATTGAGTCCTCTTTTTCAAGCATTTAAAACCAAACATACACTGAATCCAGACCAAAAATTGGTGGTATTTGGTGAATGGTGTGGTCCTGGTGTACAAAAAGGCGTTGCTGTCTCACAGATTCCCGAGAAAATGTTTGTTGTATTCAACATTACAATCGCTGATCCAGATGGTAATAAAACCGAATTACCGCCCGCCGAAATTCAAGAAATCTGTAAGAGTTCTACTGCTGTTCGTTCGGTATATGAATTCGAAACATACAAAATTGATATCGACTTCAATGCACCACAATTGGCACAAAATAAACTGGTAGATCTTACTTTAGCCGTTGAGGAAGAATGTCCTGTTGGTAAACATTTCGGTGTTACCGGCGTTGGTGAAGGAATTGTTTGGTGGAATCCAGAATTGAACCTATCTTTCAAGGTTAAGGGTGAAAAACATTCAGTTTATAAAGTTCGTACTATCAAAGAAATTGCGGCTGTTGATATCGAACGCATGGCTTCTGCCAAGCAATTTGTCGAAACTGTTATTACCGAAAATCGATTGAATCAAGGTATCGCCAAATTGGGCGAAATGGGTCTTGATGTTGATATCAAAAACACCGGTACATTTATGAAATGGGTTGTTTCTGATGGTATCAAGGAAGAGTATGATGTGATTGTCGCATCTAACTTTGATATGAAAGAAATCGGTAAAATGGCTTCCGATGTTGCCAAAAAGTTTTGGTTTGAAAAATTGGGACAGGTATGAACGAACGAATTAAACAACTTGCAATGAAGGTTGGCATGACCGACGACAAGTTTGGTATGTTCTTTGCCAAAAACAATCACAATGAAGATGGTGTGGATTTGGAATTATTCGCCGAGTTGATTGTGCAGGAATGTATTGACTTACTTCCTGATGCTTGCCAATCCAATAATGGTTGTCATGCATCTTGGGTAATTAAAGAACATTTTGGAGTTGAAGAATGAAAAAAGCACACAAACATGCAGAAATTTTAATCAAGTGGATCAATGGTGCTGATATTCAAGTTCAGAGTCCCACTACGGATGAATGGATGGATGTACCCAATGTGAACCAGTTGGGTGAAGGTGACAATTATCTCAAACCCAATCCCCTGCACCCCGATTACGACTACAATCAAAATTGGAGAGTGAAATGAACGAACGAATTCGAGAACTTGCCGAACAATCCAATGTCAAACCGTCATATTCTGCGGTATACAATCCACGGTATATCTTTGAAGAGGAAGAATTAGAAAAGTTTGCCGAGTTGATTATTGAAGAAATGTATTGCTTTATGGTTGATGCTACATCGAACGATGAACCCTGGCCAAGTTTTGATGAGATTTTAGAACATTTTGGAGTTGAATGATGATAGTATCTAATCTAAGATATGAAACTGACCCAACAACATTCGAACAAAATGCCATTGTTGATGTAAAAATAGCTAGAATGACATTATACGAAATGAATCTTCTCGGAGAAGATATACGGAATGACATATTGATGACTCTCGGTCAAGAATTCTTTGAACAAGTACAAGAACTACAAATACAAAGGATAAAGAATGAAAGTAAGTGAACTTAAACAAATCTTGGAACACACCCGTGATGATAGTGAGGTTATGATTGCTATTAAACTGCCCTATTCCACAGTGGGTGCCATTCCAATGGTTGCCGTTAAAAGTGCTATGAATGGCTTTGATTGGGAGAATGGAAAGTTTATTCTACACCCCGAAGAAAAACTAACCAACTTTGATGAAGATTTTGCCAAGAAAATGAAAGACATGCAAGACAAATGGGGTTGGTCTGAGTATGAGAATCGTGGGCTCAAGGCAGAAATTAAGAAATTAAAGAAACTGTTGAAGGTCGAAGATTAATCGATAAAAACTGTTGCATAAAAACAACAAACAAACACAATAATAAATTTTTAGGAAACTAAAAAAATGAACGAGCGAATTAAAATTCTACTAGAATCGTGTATTAATAAAGAAATGACCGACAAGCCTTGGCCATTAGTTGACAATGAAAAGTTCGCCGAGTTGATTGTCTATGAATGTATTAATGCTGTGATTGATGGTACCAAAGAAGGTGACAATTATGCTATGCGAATTGAACAGCATTTTGATAATGGACAAGGCGGTATACTACATTTTGGAATTGAATGATGAAAGGCCCCGCCGAACTTAAACGGTTTATAGCCAAGAATAAAGAATCGTTAAAAGGCATTCGTTGGGACTCTTTGTATGTACTGAAACTACAGACCACCTGCAAGAAGTGGTTCAAACGGAACAAAAAGATTGATAAAACGGAATGGGATTGAAAAAAGTGGTTGACATCCGGTTCCGTTTTGATATAATTAACACATTAGGAGAATAAAATGAAAATTGCACTGTGCTCAGATTTGCATCTGGAATTCGCACCAATTGAACTAAACAACACCGAAGATGCTGATGTATTGGTTCTTTCTGGTGATATTTGTATAGCCAAAGACCTTGGTTATACTGATAATGACCGTTCAATTCAGTTCATGAAATTCTTTGAACATTGTTCGGAGCAATTCAAAAATGTAATCTATATCATGGGCAACCATGAACATTATCATGGTGATTTTACCAAGTCACATGATCAATTGGTTACTGCATTGGCCCACCTTCCCAACATTCATGTATTGGAAAAACAACATGTGACAATTGGCGATGTAACATTCATTGGAGGAACACTTTGGACAGATATGAACAAAGAAGACCCATTGACAATGCATGGAATTGCTGGTATGATGAATGACTTCCGTATCATTGCCAATGGTAAAAAAGTGGTATACTTCCGTGATTCTGATGGCAATACACATGAACGTATTGGTAAATTAACGCCGGAAGATGTTGTGATTGAACATAAACAGATGTTAGAATACATCCACAGCGTTGTGGACGGAAAACTTGACCAGAAGTTTGTGGTTGTTGGACACCATGCACCATCTAAGATGTCAACCAAACCACGATATCAAGGTGATGAAATTATGAATGGTGGTTATAGTTCTGATTTGTCGGAATTTATTCTGGATCGTCCACAAATCAAGGTGTGGACTCATGGACATACTCATGACACATTTGATTATATGGTAGGTTCTACCAGGATTGTTTGCAATCCCCGTGGTTATGATGGCCACGAAGACCGTGCTGATCATTTTAAATTACAATATATCGAGATTGTCTGATGTTTGAATGGTTGGGATCATTATTCTCTAAATGCCAACACCATTGGACAATTATTAAAACTGTTAAAATTTTCGAATCTGCTGGCGACAAACTGCCAATTGGTGTACAGATTATTCTTCTTTGTGATAAATGTGGCGATATAAAAACTAAGAGAGTTGCATAACATGGTAATTGAAAAAGCGAAACCATCTCGTGAAGAAGTCCTAGAAATGGGACGACTTCAAACAGAGCAAGAAATTGCCGAATGGAAACAATTTTATGATGAAACTATCGTTAAAGATATGTTTGATGAGGATGGATATCCAACCGATGATGCTTTGTTTTTAGTGGAAAAATGGCATTGGTCGGAGGAAAAAGGCTGGTTCGATTTTATCAAATCAATTTGGCACATGGTTTCATATTCATGGAACGAAGGTTATGAACCAAATGATTGGAAAAACGGCGAACTGAGTTATAGGTATTACATTTCCACTATTGGATGGTCGGGCAACGAGGCAATCATTCGTGCAATGGAAAAAAATGACATGTTGTGGGCTTTTACTTGGGTACAATTACGCCGTGGTGGACATTACATTTTTGAATTAAGGAGTTGATATGAAAATTGATATGGAAAAATTTGCTAGGTTTCTTGTTGTTACTTTTGTGCCCGCCGCACTTTTGTTGGTAAATGCATTTTTCTTTGAATGGCTTTGGAATACAAACGTGCCTGGAATTTTTGGTCTCAAAGAAATTACATTTGTTAATGCGGTTGGATTTTTTGTTATGTTTAATCTTGTAAAAAATCAACCACAAATTGGCTTTTTGGGGGAATAATGAAAATCTATTTTTCAGGTTATCGCAATCATTGGGTAAGTCCTTATGATATCCTAAAAACTATTTGTTTCTGGGAGAAAAATGATGATGTATTCTATGATCTTGAAGGCAAAGGCACTAAGTATACCAAATTGGTGAATTTCCTAACACCCATTTGTCAATTATGGTCTGACTTCTTGGACATTGTACATCCTAGAATCAAGTATGTTAAGATTGACAAATACGACACATACTCGATGGACAGCACACTGGTACCAATTATTTTGCCCATGCTGAAACAATTGAGAGACACCAAACATGGTTCACCAATGATTGATATGGAAGATGTTCCGGTAGAATTGAGAACAACCAGTTACGAAGAATATGATTCACAGAAATGTTTTGACTTCTATTATGAAGTCGATGAAAATGTTGATTATAAAGGTATTCATGACCGTTGGACTTGGGTATTGAACGAAGAAATCTTCGCATTTGAGCGCCTTGCCGATGATTCATGGAGAGAAAATTTCCAAACTGGTAAAATCGATTTGATAACAGAACCTTGTGCATGGGATGAAAATGGAAAAGCAACCATGTATCAGTCACGCCGTGGTCCAAATTACACGTTTGAATGTGATTATGATGGAATGAGAGTTGTCGAGGATCGTATCCAGAATGGCCTAAGACTTTTTGGAAAATATTTCAATTGCCATTGGGATTGATGTGAAAAAATAGTTGACAATAGTCTATAGTCAGGTATAATACAATTTTAATTAGGAACTTTTATGTTTAAAGAAATCTCAGCATTGGTTGGTGTTATTGTAGGTGCTATCGCACTGGTGTTTGGTCTTAGTTTTCTAGGCTACAAAAGCTATGAATTCTTTGCACCAAAGTATCGTCAAGTAGATAATCAAGTGTTCAAAGAAAGTGAACAGTACAATACTGGTATGAAAATTGATTTTGATAATTTGATGTTACAATATCAAACAACAACAGATGAAGCACAAAAGTCTTCTATCAAAGCAATTATTATCCATAGATTTGCTGCTTATGATACTGATAAACTCAATTCAGATCAGCGTCAGTTTTATTATCAGTTGAAACGTCAATAAATTTACAATTGGAAAAGTGCCAACGTTTCATCATTGGACCTTTTCCCTCTTTTCCGCAATGTGGACATATGTGTTGTTCTATAATATGACAAGGTTCTTTATTTTTTATCTTTTTAGAAAGTGGATTTGAATTACCAAGAAAGTTATGAGTTCCATTTTTGACACGAGACCTTGCTAATTGTGAGGATTGTTCACTTGAAAAATTATGAGTTCCACTTTCAATTTTCTTCTTTTCTCTGTTTGAATGGAATTCAAAATCAAGAAAATTATGAGTTCCGTTCTTTAAACGTTTTTGTTGTGCTTTACTGGAACATTCAGACAATTCAATAGGAGTTAATTGCATTCGAATGGCCATAGCCATACATTCAGCCCAATCACGTTGAAGATAATGAATTGCATAATGTTTTTTAATTGAAACACACATCAAATTCTCGATATTGTTGTTAGATCGGTTACCGTCTATGTGATGTATCTCATAACTTCTTCCATCTTCATCTTTTGGTATTGCGCCAAAATGTTGTTCGTAAATCCTGCGATAAATACTCATGCTGATACTCCCTAAAAGTGTTAGAGTCCATGCGTATTACCAGTACGGCGATGGACATTTTTGTTGTTTAATCGCAACAAGTGTTGACAAATAAAAAAAATCTGTTATAATCATATTTATACAATGTAGGAGTTGAAGAATGAAAGATATTTTAATGACAATTCTTCCCGAATGGGCGGGTAAAGTCACTTACTTTGCTCTTGGTTTTATGGTTTGTTTTACTCTCTTTGTTAAAGGTATTTTATGAAAAAACTTCTTTTGGTGTTGCCCTTTGTATTTGCTCTTACTGCTTGCGATGAGAATCTATCTTCAACACAAATTGAGCGTAAAAAGCAAGAAGAATTGAGCCTTCAAGCAGTTCAACAAGTCGGTATGCCATCTATTGTTAACTTTGCTGAAAAGCGAATGATGAAAGATATCTTGGAGTTGCGTGATAAGAACGTAGCAACTACAACTTATTTGGTTGGTATGAACAATCAACTTACTAAGGTATGTGATTCAATTGGCTATGGCTTGCCTTACGCAACACAGTACACTAATCCACAGCGTGTATATAGCGATCCTCATGGTTATGGTACATTGCCCCAAGCTGATCCAAATGGATTGTATAGCCCTGCAAGTGCCGATGGTACTTGGGTACTATGTGTCGATCACAAAGATGGTAAGGCTAAACCTGTATACATCGAACCGCGAGTAATTGTCAGCCCTATTACTTTACAATAACATGGACGAACGAATCAAAGAACTCTCCAATCAAGCATACTCATATGCCTCTGAACAAACTGGCGAATTTACTCCAGAGTTTATGGGTTTCTATGACGAAAAGTTCTCTGAGTTGATTGTCCGGGAATGTGTGGATACCTGTTTAAAAATGGCGTATTCTAATCCTGGACCACATCATTATGCGGTAATGATCAAAGAACATTTTGGAGTCGAATGATGGAATCAGAATTCCCATTTGGACACGAATATTGGTTTCATCAATATTGTAGACATTATTCGGTATATATGTCAGAAGCAGTTAGAGAACATCGTAATTTTAGTTTGTTAAAAGGTTAAACTATGAACGAGCGAATTAGAGAACTTAAAAACCAGGCTGCTGAATACGCAAACGAAGTATTTGAATATCACGGCAAAGACTATCGAGAAATTGTGATGGAAAAGTTCTCTGAGTTGATTGTCAAGGAATGTGCTGAATTGGCTACGAAAGAATATAACAATCGTGGTGCAATTCACGGTAATGATTTGTTAGAACATTTCGGAGTTGAATGATTATGTGTGGTTTAGTAGTATTTTTTATTGCACTAATGCTCTGGCTAATCGCGGCCTATGGAATATATCGGTGCGATGAGGAAGAAAAACAAAACAACGAAAGAAAATAGAATGAAATCAAAATCTTTCGAATTTTATGACTGGAAAGAAGATTTCGAACCGGAACTTCTTAAAAGTATGAATGAAATTTTGGTATCGGAAGGTATCGATCCACTATCACAAATTTATGGTGGAACATTCAAAGATGGTAAATGGGTTAGTTGTGTTAATAGCAATGATTATCGGAACTATTGGCACATTTACATTGAATTGTGGGGAGAGAATTTGAACAATGATCAATATCAAACCACCTATTTTCCACACCCAGATGATATTGAAGAGTGGGGCAAACTGACACTTATGGCAATTGATAGTGCAGTTAGCCGAACATATGAACACAGTGATCCAACATGGCCTCGCCATTTAATTTATGCGGTTCGCAAAGTTCTAAAAGACAACAATATGATCAAAGACCCTGATGGGGATTTCATTACTTTTTGGTGGAGTTGGTAATGGATATAAACTATGATACGATTCTAGCGGATCTCGAAGCTGAATTTGGTGATAAACTACCAGATCCAGAAAAAGAACCAAAACGAGCCGACTATTATATCAAATTGTTTTTATATGAGAGGTACTTGAATGAGCAACGAGCAAGACAAAATCAAACACAGCAAGCGTCTTCATAAAGAAGAATCAGCAATTAAGAAACAGGTTAAAATTGCTAAAGAAGTTCTAGGCCACCAATTCAATGACAAAACTATCCGTGAACCACACCGTTTGGCTAAACACCATGTTGCAAATTGTGGTGATCCAAAATGTGTATTGTGCATGAATCCACGTAAATCAATGGGTGAAAAAACAATCCAAGAACAACGATTTGAACAATCAGGATTATATGATGAGTGAAGAAGATTACGATATAGTGCTGGATACGTTACAGAATCAACGAGCAATTCTCTGGAAGATGACTGAATCCAACATGAATAACGACCTATTCAATATTATGGATCAAATTCGTTTAGAACAAATTGACCAACTGGATAAAGCAATCGTAATGTGGAAGGCAAGAAATGAGTGAAGTTGCATACCGAGAAAAGTATTGGTGGGAGAATTACCCATTACACAAACTATGGTGCAATGATGCCTGTCCATTGGTGCCACGCTTTGATTACCAAAAAGGCGATGAGTATAATGCTAATGGTTGGTCGTTGCATTGGTTGCTATTTCAAATTTGGACACTGGAACATTTTGCATTTAATATTGAGGCTAACATTGCACCAGACAGTATATCAATTGGTCTAATGGTTCCTTATCTGCGAGTGTTCATTGGATTTCACCATGTGTGGAATTGGACATGGTTGTTCAAACTTGGTCGTATGTTGCGCCGTAAACCGGCTTTGAAAAATGAAAAAAGGAGAATATAAATGAGTAATTTAATGAATCATGCGGAGACTGAATTTAAGGCCGCAGGTTGGACCGATGAGAACGGTAAATTCAATGATGAAATGCAAGAAATGATTTGCAATCATGTATTGAAATTGATTGAGATTTTCTCCGAAGAAGGACATTCAGGTTCTTCAGCACCATATGCTATCAATTTATTTAAACGATTGGCTATGTTTAAACCAATTGCGCCATTGACTGGTGAAGATGATGAATGGACTGATGTGAGTGGATATAGTGGAACAACTACATATCAAAACAAGCGTTGTTCTTCCGTATTCAAAGAAGGCAAAGACAGTGAAGCGTATAACATTGACGGCAAGGTCTTTTGGGAATGGTGCAAAGATTACGATGGAAATGCATTCAAATCATATTATGTAAGCCGCGAATCACGAGTTCCTGTAGCATTCCCTTATGTCGTACCCGATGAACCAATCTATGAGTATCGTCAATCGGATGCGGAACCAAAATCACCACCACAAAACGAACAAGGTTTTCTATAAATTAGGAGAATTAAATGGAAAAATATGTACCACCACCATTACAAGCAGGAGTTGACACTCTTACAGGCCAATTCGATTTCATTAATAGATCATTGGACGATTTATTTGTTTCTATAGATACACTAGCACAAAAATTGCAACCAATAATGGCAGGTAATTTTGATAAGACGCAACAATCAACAGAAAAACATTTATCATATCCTCCAATTCCTCCGATGGTTGAAATGGCAGAAACTATGAATGAAAGAATCCTTCTAGCATATTTTAGACTAATTGATATTAGTGATCAGGTGAAAATCTAATATTTTTTACTTGTATGAGCATAAATGTTACATTAACT